AGGTATTCCCCATCACAAGGCTTTCGCACTGACGGTTAAGGGAAAAGAGCTTCCCCCGTGCCCACCTTCCGGCTTGTATGTCATTCATCACCGGGAGCGTACCGCTGATTACAAGTTGCATGTGGCTTTCCGCAACCGCTTCATCTTTTGCCGTCGCGCACGCGTAAGGCGTTTTGATGGTCAGCTTTTTGTAGCTCGTGCCATCCCTGCGGTACTTCGTCCCCTCCTGATTTGCTGAAAGCGTGACGATCTGTGAGGTGGTCCGGTCCTGCGCATATTCATAGCCAATCGCCATGAACTTTCCGTCCAGGCATTTCAGTGCAGCACTTTCAAGCGTGAGCAGGCGGTCGAGGAATGCGGCGCACCCTTCATCGTTCCGCTCGATATATGGAATAACTATCTGCGGGTCAATGCCTATAATCTGGTAGTCCATTCCAGATACCGCCGCGCACGCCCTCATAATTTCCTCTATCGTCCGGTTTATGAAACTTGCGTTTGCTTTGCTTCTTGCCCTGCACGGAAGGGAAGTCGCCAGAATACGGAATTTCCCGTCTTCCGGCAGAATCTTGTTGACGTACATGATCCCACTGTCATAACCGCTGTGTGCAACTATGATTTTGTTGTCTTCCTCCGGTCCCCAGCTGTACCAACCGGCGGCGTTCCCGAACTCAATTTCCAGGCTGTCGCACCGACCGCCCGCCGTGTCCCGGACAATGCAGGAATTAACCCGCACCATGTCGGTAATGTCCGTCCCCTGGTAATACACTTCCATGAACGCCGCCCTCCCTTCTTTCCGCGCGTTCGCCGCAGTTTAATTGTTCCTTCGCTTTTCAAGGACCCGGCATATCGTCAGGTAAACCTCGTAAAATCGCGTTATTTTCATGTTCATAAAATCAGCAATCGACGTGTGCGTTATCATGCCTGCCGTTATCACCTTTTCGAGATACGCAGATGCCCCGCCCGCGTCGAAGCGGAGAAAAAAAGCGTGGCAAGCTGTACCGCTTCCACGGCATCGGTCATTCCCATGCGCTCTATGATGTCGCGGGAATCAACCTTCTCTGTCTGTTTTGCCGCTGCTCTCGCGAACAGCGCCAAAGCCTGTCTGTATGTGATCCGGTAAATCTGCTGCGCGTTCGGGTCGGAATCCATCGCGTCCGTGTATTCCATCCCGGTAAGCTCTGTGAAGTCATATGCAAGCTCCTTGATTTCCTCGTCTCCGGCAAGGATCGGTGTTTCAAGTTCAAGCCGCCCTTTGCCTGCGCTCATGGCTTCGTTTGCTTCCTTGCTCTTTCGCTTCCTCTCGGCAAGCTGCAGCTCCATAGTGGTTTTCAGTTCTTCAATTCTCTTTTTCTTTTCTTCTGGCGATTCCGCCTTTTCTTCGGCATTAGCCTTGATCTCTTTATTTTCTTCCATGTGGATTTCCTTTCGTAGGATAGGGCAGGAAAACATATGCTGATGCTTCCCCGCCCGTTTGTCTCTCGTTCCCTCTTTCGGTTATTTCAAGAGGTTCTGCACGGAATCCGTGTAGGATTTTCCGTTGTACTTGATAACGCCCGCCATCGCGTCAATGATCGTAACGACTTTCCCGTTGACTTCTTCCTCGTACCGCAGAAGTGAATATTTCTCCGTGCTGCCGTAGGGCGACCCGGTTTCCACATCCCCTTTCTGTGTCTCGGCGTGAGCGCCGGTCAGGCGGAATTTCACACTCTCATGCTCGATATCGCCCTGTTTTGTGACGTATCTCTGACGAACAGTGCGGAACTCGTGTACGTGCTTTCCGGGTGTTCCCAGATACTGCGAATTGACGCCATTGTTGTGGTAGATCGAATAGTCCGCCGCTTCAAAGTGCGTCGTGTCCGGGATTTCCACGGCCATAGTCATACCCGCCACGTCAACCTCAATGGTCTTATGCTTCAAGGTGGGAAGTCCAACCTTGGTAACATCCTCGACCACTTCTTTCCCGTCTAAGAGCCTGTGGTCTTCGACGTTGCAATATACTTTAGCTGGCATTTTCTGTCCCTCCTTTACTCTTCTTCAAAATATGTGGCAAAGCCATCGTCCGTCCAGTTCACCTTTGCGGTCAGGGACTTCGCAAGCGGTGTCGTAGTGACGTTGAACGCAAACGACCAGTCGCCTTTGAGGATATCCGCCCGTGCTTCTGCATCAGCATTCAGCACGACTTCACCGAATGTCAGCGCTCTGATCCCTTTCAGCGCGTCAAGTCTTGTCTGCTCCTGCGAAACAATAGTCTTGACGTCGTTCGGGGTAAGCGGCTGGTCAACATCCAGCGTCCGGCGATCCTGGAAGTCGTTGCTGATGTAGTAGAGCATGAGCCGGTTGGTTTCGGCGACGTTGATCTGTGTCGCGTTGTCCTGGTTGTAATCCGCGCTGTGAGCGCCCCAGATAGCCCAGCGTCCACCGACGTAAGCCGCCGATGCAATGCCGTTCTTGTTGAGCTTTTCGTTGATGATATCATCGCCGAAAATGCGTCCGGCATAAGCTTCGCCAAGATAAAGGTTTTCAATCAGGCTGCATTCCGTGTTGGACGCGGAACGGTACGGCACGCCGTCCTGTGCAAGCATAAGCTCCTGGAAGTTCGCCGCCGCAAGCACGGAAAGGTGGTACTTCTGCCCGTCGATGCCGGAAGCAAGCGGGAAATATACCGTCTCGTTCTCGTGCGTGTAGCCATTCGCTGCCTTGAAGGTCTTCGCGGTATCAAGCGTGATAGCCGTCTCGCCGTTGACAATCGGGAGGTCAACGAACATGTAGGCATCCCAATGCCCGCCGATTTTGACACTGTTCTGGTACAGCGCGGCATGAATCGTGGGAACGGACGAAAAGCCCGGTGCAAGCAGGTAAGCCGGGATGAAGCCGGTGACCTGGTATACATCCTTCACGGCGAAAGTGCCGGTGTTCAGTCCCATGCCATCGGTGCTGCCGATTACGTCGCCATTCGTGACCGCACCGGGGTTGATGGTGTCGTACGTGATGGTCAGCGCCGCTGTTCCCAGGGAGCCGCTTGTCACTTCCTGGATTACAATGGTCTGCTTGTCTACGTTGTAGGCAATGTTGTAATCCGTTCCCTTGACCTTTGCTGTGTTGCCCGCCTTGACAACCACCGTGTCAAGAATGATGCTCTCGGCGCTCGGAATGGTGACCTGCCCGTTTTCCGGGGTCTTTGATACGGTCGCCGGGTCGGTTGCCTTGTGCTTTGCGGGATCAAGTACGTTGATGAAAACGAGCGGTCCCACGCCCTTGTTTTCGAGGTGGACATGCATCGCTTCACAAAGCGTATAATCCGCCCAGTTGTCGGAGTAGCCCAGATATTTCCGCGCTTCCACAATGTTATTGACGAGAATCGGCACATTGACGTTGCTTGCGCCGCCCTCTACGGTATGCACGGGGGCTGTTCCGATGTACACAATAGCGCTCTGGCTCTCGTCGGCGGTCCTTGTCCCGACGGCGTTGATCTGGCCATATGCGCCATGCAGATATTCAGCCATAGTCTTTAATCCTCCTTACAGTAAAAATTTGTCGGTTGATGGTGTGCCGTGGTCGGCATAGCCGTTAAACGACACGTTGATAAAGCCATAATAAATCGGCCGCCTATCCACGACGTAGCTCTGGTCTGTGTAGAGAGAGTACATCATGGTTTCTTCCTCCACGGATAAATCCGTATTCGGGATCATCTTGTCGCGCAGAAGCGCTTCCTTGCAGTCGTCCATCCAGTCCAGGAGAGTAAAAAGCCCCTGCTCTGTCCCCTCCATGATGAGCGACATATCAAGCCCTTTCCCGTGTTCGTCCATGCTGTCGATAAACCCGGGAAGTCTTACGCCCGGTTCGTAGACCGAAAACAGGATGCTCACAGAAAGGTGTGACCCCATAAGGGACGGCCTGTGTACGTTGTTGTAGCGGTCGAACCGCTTTTCCTCCATATACTTCGCGTACGCCGGATTTGGCATGATGATTATGCCGGGGCATACACTTATCGGGTCTTCCTGCAATATTCCGGTCGAATCCATGCGCGACGGTGCGAACGCCAGATAACAGCGTGGCTCCTGCCGCACGATCTCCCCGATATTCATGTTTGCTGCCGGGGCTTTCATCATGCGCCCCTTGCAAAGGTTTTTTTCCACCCATGCTTTAAGTCCCTGCAATCTCTCTACTGTACGCATATCAGAACTCCCTCGGATCAATCGCAGTCAGATAGATGCCGATCACGCCGCCGTTATGGACCACATCCAGCACTTTCATGGGCTTCCTGTCAAACATGACGTGCGTATTCGGCTCCGGTTCTTCCTCGCCGGGAAAATCGGCAAGCGGCGTGTGAATAAGCAGCGTCCTCGTGTTGTTATCCCACGAGATATCATTCACGTTGTTATTCTTACGCTTTAGGGCTTCTTCTTCGTCCGGCACGCATACGATCTCGTAGCCGTTCCAGTAATGGGTTTCCGCGAAATGATCCTGCCGCATGAACGTGCGGTTTATGTCATTTGCGATGCGGTCTTTCAGCGACAATGCTACTCACCTTTCTTTCCGGCTTTGGTTTTCTTTGTTTCCTCTGCTTCCTCCGGCGCATTCATCGGGAAGTCCTGCTCACTTACGGGTACTGCTTTCCCCTGCTCAACCAGCCTTGCGCCGTAACAGTCGTTGACCTCGGCAACCGCCCCGGTCTTAATGTATTTGACCTTCAATGCTTATTTCCTCCTTCCCGTCTGCTTCTTTGCGGATGTGCGGCGGGTGGTCTTCTTCGGTTCTTCCTCAGTTTCCCCCGCTACGATCCCGGACATGACATCAATCTCAGGTGCTTCCGCTTCGTCGTCCGCTTCCTCTGCTGCATCCTCGGTTCCCGGCTCCTCGCCCTCTGCCTGCTGCGCTGCGTCCTCTGCGTCCTCTGTCGCATCTTCGGTATCCTCCGGCACCTCTTCCGGCTCTCCCAAAGACGCGGGGGCAATCTCTTTAATCGCCCCCGCAGAAAGCAGCCATTCAATCTTGCCCTGCGGCAGCCCTTCGGGGATTTTCTCTCCCCTCTTGAGCATCTTGCCGTTAATACGGACATAGTGGTTAGCTAAGTACATTCTTTGCCCTCCTTCGATCAAAGCACGGTTGCAACAGCCCATCCGTCCACGTTGGCCGGTACGACGGTCGGGCAGCTCGTCAGACGGTTCTTGATAGAGTTTCCGTCGATGCTGCCGTAGCAGAGCGGAACCTCTTTCTTGATATAGGTCTTGTGCCGTGCGTTCGCGCCGGTTTCCTCAACCTGCGTGACGGGTCCGTGATAGATGTTCAGCAGGTCGTGGCTTCCGGCAATCAGCTTGCCGTCCGGGATCAGCTTCTTTGCCTGCCCGTCGTCGTCGATGAACGTGCCGGACAGCGAATACAGCTCAACGCCGTCGGAATTGTAGCCGATGAAGCGCAGGCCGCTTCCGCGATAACGGGTGTTGATCTTGCCCATATCGGCGTTTCTGCGGTCGTACTGGTCGATGAAATCGGAATTGTGGAGCATCGCGCTTGCCACGTCCGCCGCCATTACGATCATTTCGACGTTGCCGAGACCGTCGTACACAAGGTCGAAAATCTCGTGCATATCGTCGTCGATCTTTGCGCCCGCCTGATCCCACTTAGTATCCGGCGTGAAGTTGTTTGTGAAGCCATAGTCAGCAATCATAGTCGGAGAAACGCCGCGTCCCTCGTTGGTGTAGGTGAATACGGACAGCTTACCGGTCAGAAGAACCTGGCGGACCATCCATTCGCGGCGGCGCTGGATTGCCTTTCTCATGTCCATCAGATCGCGGGCAAGAATCTTCTTCTCGCGTTCCTGCGGAGTCATGGCCCCAAGCACTCTCTCGCCGAATATCCTGCCTTTGAGGTTGGAATCCTCGATGATGCGTTCCGGCGCGATGCAACAGAACCCGATTTCGCGGGTTTCAAATCCGTCGCGGTCCATCAGAACACCGCCAGTTCCCGGATGTACGGTCGGAGCCATGCGGCGGCTTCCCTTTCTGTAGTCATAAATTGCCTTATCGTCCTCGACGGTTCCTGCGTCGTGGCCGAAGAAATCATAAAGCACGCTGTACTCGCGGGGCATCAGGTCGATTGCCGCAAGCTGCGCTCTGGTAGAATAGATATCCATGAAGTTTTATTCTCCTTTCTTTTTTCTCGAAAATCAGGAACCGGACACAGTGTTTGTGAAGGTTCCCGTGGATTCCTTCTTGTCAAACACGATGTTCTGCCCGCGAAGGATCGCCTTCTGCGCGTCAGTCAGCGCCGCTCCTGCCGCCAGCTTCACAGCGCCGTCAATGAAGCATCCCGCGCGGTATGCTGCCGCGTCCTCTGCGGTTGCCGTCTCGCCCGATGCCGGCGCAGTTCCGGTCGCGACGTCCTCTTTCAGCACGACAAGCTGGTTGGTTGCCACCACATTTGCGGCGGCTGCCGGGGAGTAAAGCCCGGACGCTTCACGATACATCACGGTTCCTGCTGCGACTTCTCCATTGCCAGGCTTGCACGGAATTGCAATCACGTCCGCCCCCTGCGGGTCGGCAAGCAGATTTGCATAAGTGCGGGTCCCGATGGTGCTATACAATTCGCTCATTCGTTTTGTCCTCCTTTCGCATAATCAGAACATCCCATCAGACATGCCGTTGTACTGCTTCGCGTACTCCGCAATATCCTTGGCATTGTCGGTGATTTCCTGTTCCTCGTTGTTCCCGTTGTCCTGCGGCGCTCCACCTGCCACATCTGCGGCGGGCGCTGTCTCCTGCTGCCTTGACGTAATGAAGGAAGTTCCCTTCTCCTTCTGCGCCTTGACAACCTGTTTCTGGAAGTCCATAGCGGACATTCCGGTTGCTTTGGCCTGTTCCGCCATTTTCTCGTAACCGGGCATGGTCAGCGCGTCAATGTCGGAAAGGCGCTCCCTTTCTGCTGCTACGGCTTCCTGCTGTACCTGCGCAAGCAGGGCCGGGGCCTCTTCTCGGAGCTGGTCTACAGTTGTGTCCTTGGTAAGTTCCACTTTCTTTTCCTCCTTTGTGGATTTATTTTCAGTCGGCACCCCGGCAACAGGAGTTCCGTCACTGACAGGATTATTTGCGCCCGGGACTACGCATTCATGTGCGTTATCCCCGAACAGCTTTACATTTTGCAGCGCATCAAGTGCCGGTCTGAATGCTTCATCCGCCGTTTCCTTGACGGTGACGGCTTCCGGCACATCTCCATAAACCGCGTTCATCAGCGCCATATCGCGCTTTGTCACGCAGGCGGCTATCTTCTCCGTGGCAAGCAGTTCGTCACAAAAGCCGTAGTCTACGGCTTCTTTTGCGGTAAACCACGTTGTCGCGTCCATCCACTCTTTGATCTGGTCTTCGGTCTGTCCGGTCTTTGCCGCGTACATCCCGCGAAACTGCTGCTCCATCTTCCGCAGGTGTTCCACGGTATCTTCGATCTCGTTTGCATTGCCCCATGTGATCGTCATGGGGTTATGGATCATAAACTCACTGCCCTCGGCAATCACTACATGAGCGCCGGGGATTGTGGCAAACAGCGTCGCCGCAGATGCACAAAGCCCCTCGACCATGACGCGCACCTTATCGAATCCGGCATTGATAACCATGCTGCGCATGGCAACCGCCGCGTAAACTTCGCCGCCCGGTGAGTTGATACGGATATTGAGGTTTTTTGCGCCGTTCTTCTTGGCTTCTTTGAGCGCCTTGTCAAAATCGCCCGTGGACGTTTCATCGTCCCACCATTTATCCGACACGATCTCGCTGTAAACCATGATCTCCGCGTCTTCTCCTTCGGCTTTCATGGTGTAGCGGATGCGGTACTGCTCATTCGCGGCAGCCATCAGAAACCGTCTCCACACGCGCCTTTCAAACATCGGGCGCGGGGCTATAATTCTATGCTTTTTCGGTGGCATCACTCGTCCTCCTTTTCTTCGTCGGCTTCCTCGGCAAGCTCCCTCTGCAATGCAATCTCTTTCTTGCGCTGTTTCATGATCTCGTCAAAGTTGTTGCCGTTATACTCGCTGGCTTCCTGTTCCTGAGTGGATATGTTGTTCTGGATACGTGCCGCCGCTGCGTTCACTTCTTTCAGCGGGTCAACATGCCCCATGCTTGCCCCCATCCAGATACAGCCGCACCACGCCTGCCGCACTGCTGGATCGTCGAAAAAACCGGGCGCGTCAATGCGTCCGGTTGCCACGGCTTCGGAAAGCCACTGCTCATATACTGGCTGATTGAAAGCATTGTTAAACCGCGTCCGGTATAGCCTTACCGTCCGCCAAAAGTCCAGAAGGGCGGCTCTCGCCGCCGTGTAATTGCTCTCGTACTTCTTGACCAGCACTTCTTTCGGGATTCCCATACTGGAAGCAATGGTCATGATGCAGGTGTTCACGAATGATTCAAATTGCGTATTGCTGCGCAAGGGGTTGACCGTCTCGATCTTCTTGCCCGGCGGCAGGTTGTAAATTGCTCCCGGCGCAAGCTCAATCTGCAATTCATCGTCCGTCACTTTGTCTTCGTCATTCACGGCATCTTCCAGCCCGAATTTGCCGTCGTCCTCGTCGCTCACGATAAAGGCCGTCAGCATGGATGAGACCACGTTTGCGGCAAGTTCCGCGTTCATGTAGCGCGTGAACTGTTTTAACTGTTCAATCTCCGCAGACACAAACGGAATGCCGCGCCGCTGTTCCGGCCGCTCAAACGTCATGACGTGCAGAATATTCGGATAGCCGGTATCGCGCCCGAAAGCGTCTATCGCCGTCCAGGTTAATTCCGCGTTGTTGGAACCGGCGTTCGGACTTCTGCTGGCGATGTGGTACTTGATAACCGCCCCCTCGCGGTCGATCTCCACACCGTCAATGATCCGCCCGCCGCTCTCCGTCTCCCGGCTTTCACTGTCGCCGGATGAATCGGGATTGCATACCCGGTCGGCTTCCAAAAGCCGTATAGTCGTCTGATACGGTGTCCGGCGGTTCTCCTTCATGCCAAACAGTGCGAACACGTCACCGCTCATCAGCATGGACAGGAAAGCAAGGTTCTGCAATCCGTAGAAGTTCTGCTGCCGTTCCGCGTCGCACATGGAGTTTTCCGCCCATAGCCGGAACTCGCGCAGAATGTTCCGCTCCGCTTCTTCCCTCTGCTCGTCAGACATTCCCAGAAAATCGCCGTCAATCTTCGGCTTTGGCTGGATGCCCCACCCGACAACCGATGTGGTAAGCGTCTGCGGTCCGCTCCTTGCAAGACCTCCGCCCGCGTATAAATCACGCGCCCTCTGCCGCAGGGTAGAGGAATAAAGGTCTATGTTATCCTCCGCGTCCCCAGCTTCAATGACCCACCCGATAAGGCTGTTAAGCGTCCGGCTTGCGCCGTGGCTCCCGTAGCTCATGCGCGGGGTTTCCATGCCGGAACGTCCACGCCCCGGACTTCCTAATGCTTCTTTCTCCTGTTCTTTCTGCATTCTCCGGTTGTATGCTTCCGCTCCCCTTTTCGGGCTGAAAAGGTAAAGTGCTCGCTCCCGGATATTCGGGTCTTTGCTGTTCATGTGTCACGCTCCTTTATAAGTCCCGTGGCACTACTCGCGCCACCCGTTTTGTTCTCACTGCGCCGGAAAGGGATTCGACCACGTTTGAAAAATACTCAATCTGTCTCATCAAATCGTCCAGGTCAAGCGCCGTGTATTCCCTCGTCCCAATCCGGTAGCTTTTTGCCTGCCCTGTGATAAGCTCCTTATGCGCTTCCTTCACAAGGTCAAGCATTGTCCTGGCTTCCGTCAGCGTATATGCCACATTTACCGCCATGCTCAATCCTCCTTCGCCATGTTCCCGCCATTTATGCCGGGAACATCATACTTTGATACCACGGCTTACAACATGGCGCTGTTTCCGCTTTATTTCCTCCGTCTTCGTGATGATCTTCGGCTCGTCCTCGCCGTTTATCACCCGTTCCAGTTCGTCAAAATGCCAATTAAAATAGCGGTATGCGGCGCGTGCGTAGTTCCGGCAGTCAAGCGGCTCGTTCCGCTCGTATACCTTTTCCCATGCTATCGTGCTTCTCCCGCTTCTCCGGTGCATAACCATCTGCTCGGAAATAAGACCCTTGAAATATTCCATGTCGTAACCGGCGCGGTAGTCTATCGGGAAGTGCATATAGCTCGGTCCTGGCTCTGTCACGCCCGCTTCGTACATGATCCCTTCTTTTCCCTGGTCAACGCCAAGGATGAATTTCATGCCCTCTTTCGCGTTTGCCCGCTTCATCGGCCTGCAATATGGTTTCCCCTCGCCCGGTTCGCCCTTGATGGGCCATATCCTCTTTGTCTGGCGCTTTGCGCATTCCCGGTATACCTCCTGCGTGAAATGTCCGCCGGAGTCGATGAACGTTGCGAGTATGCGCATCTTCATTCCGTTTTTCAGTTTCCATTGCCTTGAAAGCAGGCTGTCAATTTCTTCCCACACTCCGGGCGCGTCTGCCCTTCCGGGTATGATCCCTCTGCTGATCCCCCAGCTCTGCCCGTTCCTGTCCCATCCGACAACCTCATATTCCAGACGGTTATCCTGCGTATCAACCCCCATTGTGAGAAGAAGAACGCCCGCCGGTATCTCCGCGTCGTAATGTTCGCGCCGCTTATAAAGTGCTTCATCAAGCCCGCTGTTGGTGTGTACCTCCCACGTTTCGCCAAGGATCGTGTTGTAAAACGTCTTTAGCTTCTCCGGGTCCTTATGGGCTTTCAGGAATTTCCAGACAATATCTTTCCAGTCTGACCACGGCGACATAAAAGCATTAAGCCGGAAAGAGCGGATGCCGTTGTCAAGAGCTTTCGGATTTTTGCTCACCCACTTTGCAGGCTGCCGCTTGACGATGTGTTCCGGTATCACCCGCTTGCACGTCGGGCATTCCCAGCCGACGCTAAGCACATGGTAATCCTCGTCGCCGCGCTCATTCTTGTAATTTTCCTTCTCGAACTTGATGTTCACAAACTGGATGAAGCTGAAATTGTGGCAATGCGGACACTCCGTATGCCATTCCTCCTGTGTCCCGTTCATGTAATCCGTCTCAATCTTTGATCTCCCCTTTATGGTCGGCGTGGATGTCTTTACGATCTTCCGGTTGTGCCGGAATGTCTCAGTACGCCTTTCGGCAAGCTCCTGCGGGTCGCCCTCTGTCCCGGCGGATGCCGGAAAGCGGTCTGTCTCGTCCATGAAGATATAGCGCACGGGTTTACTGGCAAGGTCCGCTGGGGAATTTGCCCCAATGATTGCAAGGCTCCCGCCCGGAAATGTCTTCATGGTGATTGTGTTTGCCGCGTCGCGGCTCCGCTGCTTGAATACCTTCTCCCTAAGCGTCGGGCAGGCGTTAATCATAGGCTGGATTCTTCGCTTTGAATAATCCTCCGCCACCTTGTCCGTCGGCTGCACATAAAGCATCGGCCCCGGATCGTTATCAATCGCGCACCCCAGCATGTTTAGCTCGATCTCTGATTTTCCAACCTGGGCGGATGCCATAATGACGATCTGCCAGATACCCGGCTGCGTGAAGCTGTCCATAATTTCACGCTGGTACGGCGCTCTGTCTGTCCTCCACGCACCCGGTTCTGCGGAGGATTCCGACACAAGCACGCGGTTTTCGTCCGCCCATTCCGACACGGTTTGCTGCGCGGGCGGCCGGAACATGGAGTATGTGTAGCGGGCAAGTTCCGATATGGCACTCATGCGTTACACCTCCCCGTCTTCGTCCTCCCCCTCGCTTTCTTCGTCCACTTCGCTCTCTGCCGCGTAGGCGGGCAAAGGCGTTTCGGCGATGTCGTTTAATATCTTCCGTATTTCCTCGTCGATGATGCTTGAAATGACTTCCACGTTGTCCATCATTTGCACCATCGGTGCAACCTTGCTCGGCAGGTGGATCAGGTTTTGCATAACCGTATTCGCGATGTCGCCCCATAGCCGCCGAACGTCTGTCACGTCGATAAGTTGCCCTCGCATACGCGCTACTTCAAGCTCCGTCTTCTGTGTTTTGACGATCTCGTGCTTTGCCTTTACAAGGTCCAAATCTTCCCAATCGTCCGGCGTTTCCTGGGCTACGTTGTATTCCACCCATTTCTGCACAAAAATAGCGAGGTCGTATTTTCCACCCTCGCCTTTCACAAACAGTTTCTTGCCCTCCGGCAAATCCCTGTCGATATCATATAATCGTCTGTATGTATAGCCCGCTATAGTAGCAAGCTCTTTCTTTGTCATTGAAACGCCCATTATCTGCCACCCGCAATCAGGCGCTGAAACTCATGCTCCATGCGCTGCTGCATATAGGTTTTGATGTCGTTTTGCACGTCCGGTTCGCTCCGGTTCATCGGCATCTGGGGTATCGCCATGCTCTCAACCTTCATGATCGGGAAACGCTCTTTTGTCTTTCTGGTGAACGCTACGCCGCCAAGCTTTGAGCCAAGGTTTCTAAACGGCGGATTTCCGCCGTAGCTTCCTGGCATATGTGCCGGAAGGACGCTTGCCCCTGCTTTAACCACTCTTGCCTTGACTTTATATTTCCTGTGCAGACTGTTCCACCCATGAGCGCCGCCGGAAGCTTTGTACCTCCCTCCGACCGATCCTCTGTGATCCCTGATCGGTATTGTGCAGCCAACGCCGCCGGCACCACCGGAAGACACTCTCGCGCCGCCGACCGACCGTGAAATATCTCCCGCTTTCGCGTGATACTGTTTCGGCAAGTCCTTCCGCAGTATCATTCTGACGTGTCCGCCGGTCCGGTTGAATATGCTGTACATGACCTGGTTAAACCGTTCCTGCGTGCAGACCGCCCGGAGACGTTCGATTTCATTCTGCAAATCAGACGCGTCAATCTCGATTGTAAACGCCTGTCCGGCCATGTTTTCCACCTTCTTTGCATAAAAATAGCGGATAACCGAAGTTACCCGCTC